TTCTCATAACGGGAAGGAATATAGTAAGTGTTAGTGCTGATACTCATATCTGTGAATTTCTGAATAGCAGCAGCTACCTTTAAATATCCCTCATTACTTGGCATATCAAAAGCAAAGGTATAATTATCCTTGTACTTATCAATATTTGGAACAACCACAGGCAAAATGTTACTCTTGCTTCCTTTGAAACTAATAGCACTACGAGGTGGTTCAATACCATTGGTGCTACTTTGAATTACACTACTTGATTCTACAGGCATACAAGCAGTAAGTGTACTGTGTCTCATACCATACTTCTTGATTTCTTCTCTTAGAGCTTCCCAATCCATATGTAAAGGTTCAGTAATAAATTCATCAACGTCCCTCTTATAAGTATCAATTGGAAGAATGCCTTGACTAAATTTAGTACGATCAAACTTCTCACACTTACCCAACTCTTTTGCCATTTCAACACTGGCCTTGATTAGATAATAACTTGTCTTTTCCATCCATTGAGCTACAAAGTTTGGAGCTTTGGCATCCCAATACTTTAATCCTTCTTTAGCTAATAGAGCCGCCAAGTTACTCACACCTACACCTAGACTACGACGTTTGGTAGCAAAGTTTTTTGCGCCTGGCACGAAATATTCTTGATGATCAATCAAAGCATCCAACATTCTGACAATGATATCACAAACATTTTCCATTTCAGTATCGTCTTTAATTTCCAACCAATTCAATGCTGCCAATACACAAACGCCAATTTCTCCATTTGGATCATTAACATCATAAATAGGAATCAATGGGTGATTGACTTCAAGACATAAATTGCTTGTATCCACTTGATCCAACCAACTACCGTGTTCATTTGCGTGATCAACGAACATTGTATAAATACGACCAGTTTCAAGACGTTCTTTAGCCAAAAGACCCATCAATTCACGGGCAGGTACTTTCTTCTTGAACTTAATGTTCTTGTTAGCTTCTGCCTTTTCGTACTTTTCTTTGAATCCTTCCATACCAAAAGTATTCCATAGTGAAGGACATTCATGATAACTGAATAGTGTTACATCTTGATTCTTCAAGAAACGTTCAAAGATTAGCTTATCCAAACCAACGCAATAATCCAACTTACGAACTCGGTTATCATCAGTACCTTGATTGTTCTTCAATACAAGAATATCTAGAATATCATAATGAAACCAAGCAAAGTTTACAGTTGCACTACCACCACGAATACCATTTTGGTGACAACTCTTTACAGTAGATTCAAATGCTTTAGCAAATGGAATTGGTCCTGTGTGCACAACTTCGCCATTACGAATAGGAGCATTTGTAGCGCGTAGTCTGGATAGATTTAATCCAATACCATAACGACTAGCTGTAGCAAATCCAACAGCACTATTGTTGCTGAAAATACTACGAAGATCATCATCTACAGTGAACAGAGAACAACTAGCATAACTCTTCATAGGAGTTCTTACGCCCGCCATAATTGGCGTAGGTAGGTTAATCTTATGTTTACTAAAGTAGTTATATGCTTTCTTTACATACTCAATTCTATTTTCTTTATAGTCCTTAAAGAATGTCATTGCAATAAGCATATAAGCAAACTGTGGAGTTTCATAAATTACTTTGGTAACTCTGTTTTGTACCAAGTACTTATCACACAACTGTTTGATACCAGCATACGTGAAATTAAAATCACGGTCATGCTTTAGATATTCATCCAGCTTATCAAACTCTTGTTTACTATACCAATCGAGAATAGATGAGTCATAGACCAATGCATCGATATTAGTTTTAACTAGATCATATAGTTTAGGAGGATTCTTGCCTCCCCAAACATTCTTACGTAGTTGATAATTCAACAAACGTGATGCTACAAATTGATAATTTGGTTTATCTTCTGTAATAAGATTTGCAGAAGCTTCAATTAACATTGCGTGAATGTCTTTGGATGTCATTCCATCAAAGAATGACAAATGTGCATTCATTGCTACTTCTTCAAAACCAACACCTTTTATGTCTTCCGTAGCCCATTGTAAAATCTTATTGATTTTGTCTGCGTTGAACTTTTCAGTGTTACCATTTCTTTTCTTTATAAAAATTTCTTTATTCATATGGGTAAAAAATAACTATCTTTAGGATAGTTCATTTTGTGTTTAGATTATAACTTTTTTAATAATTTATTTGTACGCTTTTTGTGTGTTACATACTATAAATTATTCTTCGTCATCGTTGTTATGAACGTTCCACTTGGATTTTAGAGCCTTTTTGACTTGATTTTCACCATCCATCATTTCATTCAAGATACTCATACCCTCACGGCTATTCTCCCCATAAATCTCAATATGACCACAACCAGCGTTCATCTTACTTGGGAATGTCAAACCATCTGGTCCGAAACGATTCTTAATTACGTGGAATCGTGCAGTGTTCGCTTGTTTATCGTTAACTTTACGACTTAGACTCATAACGAAGTCAGCAGTCATAATTTTACGATAACTATCAGCGATGTTGTTAGCCTGAATAATATCTTCATCCATAGCAGCACGATTACTCTGTGAAGCACTCCAAATAGGAACTTGTAATTCACCAGCTACACCACGAAGCTCTTCATAAATACCTCCAGCTTCACTATAACTGTTACTATTACGTTCACTCTGCGATGGACGTAGAATATCTGCATAGTCAACAATAATCATATCGACTTTGGTACCTAGTACTGCCAATCGTTCACAATGAGCCTTAAGGCTATAAGCACTTACAGTTTTAATTGGGAAGTACTTGATCTTCAACTTACCAGGCACATCAGCAATCTTCTGCTTTACGATGTCTACGTTGTTGCGAATGTTTTGGAAATCAATTCCAGTAAAACAAGCATCATATCGAAGACCCACATAGTTTTCATTCAATTCTAGAGTGAAGTGGACTACGTTCTTGCCTTGTTTCATAGCTTCAGCACCTAGCTTAGATAGTACCCAGCTCTTACCACTACCAGCACAAGCTGTAATAATACCCAATTCACCAGCTGCTAATCCACCATCCATAATTGTATCAATTTCAGTCCAATTAGTCTTAACACAATTACGACTCATTACACTCATACGCTTTTCAACGTCTTCGGTATAATCGTGGCCAATATTACGTTCCATACCAGCTTTCATTGCGTGATCAACTACATTCTTGATCTTTTCATATTGACCTAGTGCCAATAGGTCTGCACTTTCAATAATAGCATTCTTTAGTTTCTGATTTTTGCAGAATTCCAAGAACTGTTCCTTAACAAACTTCAAATCGTTGTCGCTTACTTTTTGGTAAACCAACTTTAGATTGTCTACAATACTTCGTTTGAGAAGTTCGTCGTTGACATCATCAACTTTAATTTTAAAGACCGTTAATGTTGGTAGATCTTTATACTCGTTAAAGTATTTAATACTTTCTTTTACAACCCACTTGTTTGCATCACTTTCAAAGAAGTCTACTTCAATAATATCGTTAATACGTTCAATAAATGAACGATCAGATATTAAGCACGAAATACACTTGATTTGAAAGTCACGGCCGTATTTTGTTAATGAATCAATTGCTTTTTTGTTTTCCATAAGATAACTCTACTATACCACTGAATTAAGTGGTCTTCAACTTTTATTTACCGACGATTTTTTATTCTACGAAACTATTTAATTTACCGAAACATTCATTGAGCCAAATGTGATAATTGGGGATATTATTCCACATTTTGTCTTCTGTAATTAGTTTAGAGAAACTAATTTTATCAATCTTCTTGACAGGAGTATTGATAATCTCTTCTACACGAAGTTGTGTAAAAGATTGAATTTGTGTATTATGTAACTGCATCAATTCATAATTGCGTGCGAGTAATAACTTATTGTTTAATACAGTCTCATAAATCTTGTATTTGTTTTTATTATTTTCTGAATAGTTGTATATCTGCTGTAAACACGATTGATCTTCGTTAGCAAGAAAAGGAAATGCTTTAACAACTCTTTTCAATCCAACTCCATCCAATCCAGGAATATTATCGCTGACATCACCTTCCATTACTCTGTATAAAATGAAGTTGTTACAAGTGATACCATATTCATCCAATATTTCTTTGCATCCAAAAACTTTCTTCTTGGTAGGACTCCAGATTTTAATCTTGTCACTTGCCAACTGTAGGAAATCTTTATCTGTAGACATAATGGTTACATTGCTGTCTTTAAAAGTATCTTTAGCCAGATAAGCAATTGTATCGTCTGCTTCTATTTGATCAATTGCCATAACTGTTACAGGCAATGTATCCAAATAATTTACAGTACGAATCAATTCTTTTTTAAAATTAACCGATTCAATTTGTGAAGAAGATAATTCTTCATAATTGCGATTAAGTTTAATATCTGTCTTTCTGCCATTTTTGTAATCTGGATAAATCTTTCTACGTTTCTGGCTACCGCCTTTACCATCAAATACAATAATAACTCTGGTAGGAGAAAGCAATTTAATTGCATATCCAATGCTCTTCAGAAATCCAGCAATACCACCAGTATGTAGTCCATCTTCATTGAGTGAAGGAATGGCCATAAAACTTCTAATGTAAGTATTAAGGCCATCAACAAGGAGGATGTCAGAATTGGTAGACTTTTTAAGTCCGTCATTTCCAACACCCTCCTTGATGTTTTCAAACAAGGAGAACAGTTTTTTCTTTTCAGATGAACTGAATCCACTCATATTATTATTCGTTGCCGGCAGTCTCTTCTTCTGTATCTACTACAGCATCCTCAACGATTTGACTATTAGGATCTTTGTACTTCATAATTACAGCATCACAAATCTTCAAGTAAATTTCTTCACCCAATTCTTTGTCAGTCTGCATTGTGGTTACAAAGTCTTTGGATTGAAACTTCCATTCTGATCCATTGTCCTTCTTATATGTGTAATAAGCACCACCTTGTTTAATTAGACCTTGTTCTTTTAGAACTTTAACCCAACTACCATAGTCAGCAATACCGCTATCAAAATAGATATCAAAATTTGCTTGACGTTGTGGTGGTCCCATACGGTTCTTCACAACAACTGCTTTACACTCATTGCCAATGATTTCCTCACCCCGCTTGAGTTTACCAGTGTTGTTAAGACGAACACGTACACTGCAATGATAAGCAAGTGCTTTACCACCACTTACCACGTACTTGTCACCAAATGCCATAGCATTTAGATTCTGACGCAATTGATTAGTAAATACAGTAAGAACCTTCTGACGACCAATCATAGTGGTAATCTTACGCATAGCTTTACTGATAATAATTGATTTACCAGTAGCATAACCATCTTTACCATGATCACTCTCAAGTTCTGCCTTTGTTGATGCTGCTGCTACAGAATCAACAATGATTGTTAGAATACGATCTTTGTTGCTCTTACGAACAATTGCGATCATCTTCTCCATCTGAGCAAAAATATCTTCAACGGTTTCACATTGAACATATAGTAACTTAGATAGATCCACTCCTAAACTCTTCCAGAATTCAGGTGCAGCTGCGTTTTCAGTATCAATTACTACCGCAACTCCACCTTTTCTTTGAGTGTCAGCAACAACGTGTGCAGAAACTAGACTTTTACCAGTTCCTTCTAATCCGTTGAATTCAATCATCTTACCAACAGGCAAACCTCCATGAGGACGGTTACTAATTGCTAGATCCAGAATAGAAGAACCTGTACTAATCCAATCGCTGATCTCGGCAGGATTTTCTTGCTCATCTAAGAAATAAGCAATCTTACCGCCATCTTTGTTTGCTTTGTTTAGTTCATTTGCCAACAACTCAACTAATTCGTCTCGTTGTCCAGACTCTTTTGTAACATTCTTTTTTGCCATAACGTATATAACTAGAAAGCCGGTAGGGTATAAAAACTCTACCGGCTTATTTTTATTTTTTAAGAGTTAAACAAATCATCAAATGCTTGTTCTACACTATCCTTACCTTTTGCTTTAGCAGCAGTTGGTGAAGACGGAGCTGGAACAGCCTTTGCTGGCACATCAAATGGAGCTTCATCATCTCCGTCAGATGGTGCAGCTGCGGTTGATACAGTTGCATCAGCTGATTCAGTATCTGGATTCAACCACTTATCCATAACTTCCTTAAGTTCTTCGTATGAGAGTTCTGGGAATAGATCCAAGATGTTTACTTGAGCCTTTAGTGCTTCAAGCAACTGACTGTTTTTTGGATCAACCGCAACACTCACATTTGGCTTAACACGAATGCTGGTTTCTGGGAAACTAGCTCCGCCTTCAGCTGTCTTGAATTCTACAACAATATCACGACCACTTGTTAGATCAGTAATATCACCGAAGTCAGGATCGCTGATGATCGATAAAAGTTCTTGATAAACTTGCTTACCAAATCCCCAGAACTTAACTCCTTCGTGTTCTTCGCCACGTACAATTACAGGAGCAAATGTACGCATCTTTGGTTCCATCTTACGACCCATCTGCCAATCTTCCTTAGAACCAGTCTTCTTCAAACGGTTACTAAACTCAACGATTGGATCTGGACGACCAAAACTATCAGGAGACAGATAGGTCTTGTTGTTGATGTTATAATGGAACTTTAGTTCGATGAACGGATTATCTGGTTCGTACTTATAAGGAACGATACGAACTACTTGTTTACCGGGCTTTGGTTTCCAAATCAAGTTAGATTTTTGATTTGTGTTTGAAAGAGAGTTCAAACGACTCTTTAGCTTACTAATGTCTAATGCCATAATTTATTTAATTGTTTAATTGTTAATTAGTTAATTATTTTAACCGAATCACTCGACTCGGTTTATAACCAACCTAAAATCAGTGTACACTAGGTACAAACTGAAATCAAGTCAAAAATATATATCAAACTTCGGAGATAGAAAACAGTTTTAATGGAACTATTTTTACACCAATTTCATTGGTCAAAATAATACTGTTTTTATATAAATCCCAATTTAATTGAAAACTTTTATCAAATGTGCCGTCATTTTCATCAGCAATTAACTTATTCATTGCGTTTAATGTATACAATGTATTTGTTTGCTTTTTACGAT